ACAATTTTTGAATTTATTTTATCTAAAATAAGTTCTTCGTTTAAATAAGCATTAATATGATTTGATAAATTAATTTTAAAACTGGAATCTAATACAGTTTTATAATTACCAAAAATTTTATCAGCAACAGTAAATTCATTAATATTAGCAATTGGATCGAAAGGCGCTTTACTTATTCTTACAATAAAATTTCCCCTTTGCCAGTTATATTCTTCAGAGATGACTCTCGTTTTAGAAGAATTAGTTTCTAAAGCGGGTAAATTAATAATCGCATCATTTGGAAATAATCTTTCTAAACTTGCGTAAAGAGATTGGTACGCATTTCCTCTATATCCAATAAATTCTTCAAAGTAAAAAGCTATATAATAATTTATAGAAGAATATTCATTTATTTGTAACTCTGTTGGAATATCAACAACTTCAAATGCGGAGTAATCATAATTATATGATTGAACTTTTATAAATTTATTTTCATCAGAGCAATCGTACACCATAAATGTATCAAAATTATTAACATTTGATGCAAATTCAGAATAAGAATTTGCATAATTTTCAACAGTTAGTATTTTTTCAGTTAAAATTTGTTTACCATTTCCTCTTTTAGTTCGTAAAAAATCTTGACTTCTGGCAAGATCAAGCTCTTCATATTGATTATTAAAATAATAGCTTGTTGATGGCGAATTCGACAAAACAAATTTTCCAGTTAAATTTCCACCAGCAATCATACTATTTTGAGCATTTAAAATTGAACAAACATTATTATTTTCTATTCTTCCATATTGATTACTGAAATTTAAATCCTGCTTCCAATTAAAACCATCTAAAGATTTAGCTAAAGTGCCAGAAATTCCACCAGCATAATACGATCCATCAGTGCTATTATAAGATAACGTGCAAATTCCAGTAATTCCAAAACTACTATCTATTTGAGTCCAATTTGTTCCATTGTTAGATGCGGCCATTTTTCCACTTAATCCAGCAGCTAAAAATAAATTTTTTCCATAAATCACGCAATTAATTCCAGTATTGCCAAAACTACTTATTTCTTCATTCCAAGTGTTTGCATCTTTAGATGTTGCTAATTTTCCACTTTGTCCAGCAATTATAAAAATTCCATCTCCATAAGTAGCTGTATTTATGCCAGTAAAACCCCAATTAATATTTTGAGTCGTCCAAATTTTAGCGTCTGGGGAATTCGATAATCTTCCAGATGGGCCTGCTATTACATAACAGTTTTGACCATAAATTAATGCCTTAATTCCAGTAGTTAAAAAATTAGTTGCTTGTTGTTCCCAAATAAACGTGTCTTCAGATGTTGCTAATTTTCCACTTTGTCCAGCCGCAACAAACAAATTATCTCCATAAATTACTTTTTCAATTCCAGTATTACCAAAACTACTTGTTTGAGTCGTCCAAGTTTGTAAATTATTTGATGTCGCTAATAAACCGCCACTACTAACTACTACATAACAACCTTCTCCAAAAGCAAAATCTTTAATTCCCGAATTACCTAAATTATTAACAATTAATGAGTGTGATAAAGAACCGCCTTCGTCAAGATCCCCTATTTTATATTCATTTAAACTTGAATTCAATCCAAAAATTAAGTCATTATATTTTTCTATAGCTTGCGAGCCATAAACTGAATTGTCAATATTAATTTTTTGTTTTAAGCCCACAACCACGTCATTTTGTTTTATCTCAAAAATTCCTAAAGCTTCGTCTTTTAATCTAAATTTTAAATCTAAATCTACAAAATCTATATTTTTATCATCTGTCAAAAAGAATTTAATACTTGGAGTTCCGACTCCATTTGAAAAAGTGACTTTTAATAAGTATAATTTTCTATTTTGATAATAAATATTTGTAGTTTTTGTTAAATAACCACCAGAGTCAAAACTTCCTTTATCTCCATATACGAAATCATAATTTTTTCTACCTAAATCAATAAATGATTGTTGGGTAGATATTCCAAATATGTCAAAATAATATTTAAAATATTCATCTGGGCCAATGCAATAAATTTTTTCTTTTGATTCATATCCAGTTTCAACTTGAATTTTTACGACTGCTGGTAATCTTGTTCCAGCAGTTATATTTTGTAAATAATTTCCAAAAGAGTTGATTTTAGTTACCGTAGCTTTACCAACTTCGCCTTTGTAATAACTTATTGCATCTAAATTAGGATTATTGATGTTTGACGATATGTTTGAATATAATTGATAAAATATTACAACATCATAATTTAAATTAACTCTTGAATATCCTCCATTAATAATAAAAATATTTTTTGGATCAAAAAACTCGTAATTAAATGTATTTCCATTAAATAAGAAAACATCAATTCTATTATTTGATATTTTTGCTAAATCAGCAGAACTTGCCAATGGAGTTAAGGAGGTTAAATTTTTTACTTTTTCAAATAAATAAACAGAAGAAAATCCAACTAATTTTCCACCTTCAAATTTCTTTAAACTTTCCTGTAAGCCAAAAGTGAATGAAGGATCAGTAATTTTTGATTCAACTTCAATACTTGGTGAATTTGTTAATCCAGATAAAGTTTTTAAAGCATATTCTTCTATTAATTGATCCAAAACACTTAGTTTTAATTTTCCAGAAGATTCAAAATAAGAAATTTGACTATCTAAATAATGCTTATTAAAACCAATTAAATATAAATTTTTAATTACATCTTGCTCATTATGTCTTGGTGTGTAAAAAGTTGCTGAAGTTATGGAGCTCCAATACCTTAAAAATGGATCAACAATATATTTTTTGATATTTGGATATAAAATATCTAAATTATCAATTGTATTTGTTTTTTCTTTGTTAATTCCACCATTATACCAATATTTAAAAATTAAACTATAGTCAATATAGCTATTCAATATCAAAGCAACAACAGCTCTTTTTTTCAATTCAGATTCTGGAGCAGTATAATAACTATATTCAGCAATGCTTATGTTTTGTGGTCTTGATTCAGATGGCCATTTATCGGGTGGAACTGGCTTTAGAAAAGATGTTCCATTTCTAAATAGGCTTTCTCTTTCAGTTAATCCATACGCATATGCAATACTACCATCAATATTTTTTGATTTTAATTTTGTTTCGAATGCGTCTGGATTTGAAAAATATGCATTTATGCATATTGATTCTTTTGTATAACAAGATTGATTTGGAACAGTCCAACATATTAATGGACTTGTTATGGATAGATCGTATTTTATATTCGATATTCCATCCGTGCTTGCCGTGATATATTTATCAATATCATTTATTTTACTGCATAAACCTATTGAACTTTTTATGGCAGAATAATAATCTAAATTTTTTGAAGTTACATTTTTAATATTGCAAAAAATACAATTTAAATCGTCGCTTTCATCAATTATGTAACCATTACTAATTGAATCTCCAGCAATTAAAAAATAACCTGTTTTAAGAGTGTTGGTTATATAGTCTGTTTTTTGAATTTGTGCCCAAGTTTTAGTGCCTGGAGGCGGAGCCAATGTTTGGGCAGCTTTATTCGAATCTCCGAATTGTCCAGGCTCCACTAAATCCACATGAGCCGTATCATATAAAGCATCTAAAGATAATGTTACATAAACTTCTTCTACATTTTCATTTGCTATGTAATGAGTTATCGGCACAGCTTCTTGAGAAGATCTTGAGGCAGAAGTTTTATCATATAAAGAATAATTTGCATAAAGATTACAAATTAAATATGGAGAGCCAGCATTATCGTATTCTACTGGCCAAGCTTTTATGTACCTTATGTCATCGGAAGATTCTTGAATATTTGTATAAGTTGGTTTCGAACTTGAATTTGCAGTTAAATTTGTCAACCTAGGCACTCCCATGTAAATTGCTGGATTGGTGGTAGTAGCATTTCCAATTTTACATGAAGTTAATTTAAATGCGCCAATTAATTCTTTTCCAATATTATTTTCTATTTCAATTCTGTCAAAAGCTTTTAAGGGTATTTGTATTTCAGATCCATTTTTGAATTCAGCTTGGACTAAGTTGTAATTATATAAAGATGGATCATTTTGATAAATTATTATATTATTAAAATATTTGTCCAGAACATTATCGATATTTTTAATTCCTTCAATTTCGCTATAAATTGACCAGATAAAAATTCTCGCATTAAATACATCGTATTGATGATAATTATTCGAACTTATTAATGTCTTTAAAAAAGTTTTTTGACCCGCAGGAGTTAAAGATTTATTTTCTGCATACGATCTTGGCATTTCAAAGTAATTAAAAGAATTCAATGAATCAGAGCCAATTGAAAAATATATATAATTACTTAAGTTTGGCACGGCCATTTTTAATGGATATCTTCCATCTACACCTCCTTCACTCGTATCAAATGTTTTATTTAAAAACATTGTAAATTTAGGTATTGTTATCGTCGTCAAAAATATATTTTCATTTTCAATTGGTGAAAGATTAAATGTTTTTTCCAATAAAGATTGTACGTCAAACGATCCACCAAGCAATTTAATAAAATTATAGGCAGAAACACTTGGGCTATATGAAGATATTTCTATTCCAGGATCAAAATTAACGTTATCAATATCAGTTTTTTCAGATCCAATTTTTAATATTTTTGTTGTTTTTACTGCATAGCCATCACTATTATATTCTTTTGGATCAAAGTCAAAAGGTTTGGGTTCCGCATAATTTTCATTGAAAGAAAATATTTGAATTTTTGATTGGAAATTATTAGTGTTTCCTCTTGTAGTTTTTAACTGAATCTCCCTATAAAAAATGGCAATTCTTGATCCATTAGGATTTATAAATACTTTATAATAAGTCGGACTTGGTGCTGGGATAGTTATACCAGTAAATTTTGTAGCATCAGTTGTGTTATAAATTAATTTGTTATCTAAATTAAGTGTTTCTAATCTTGCCCAATCAGACCCATTCCAATCATAAACATAAATTCTAGGAATGTAAGGATCTAAATTTAATTCCGAAGGTTGTATTGCAACAATAATTCTATTAAAATCTTCATTTATTTCTGCATTTATAGAATCAAATGGAAGATAGGTAACGAATTCATATTTGAGGCTTGTATTAATTGATATGGTTGAACCTATTTGATTAAAATTAATGTCGTGTACTCTAATATTCAGAGTCGCAAGTTGATTTCTACTACCAGAAAAATAAAATGAAAATATTTTATTTGCATTTTTATTTATTCTGAAATATCCATGTGATGGAGTTGAAGATGTATAAAAATAAGTATTAGATATTGGTGACAAATCTTTAAAAACATTCCACGTAATTTTATTATTTATTACTGTTTTTTTGTATAAAATGCCCGATTTCCGATTTGAACTTAGAATTGTATTTTCATCTTTACTTATAAAAATTTTTCTATAAATATTACGCGCATCGTAGATGAAAGAGGCACCTAGCCTGTAAGCAATGTTTATAGGATCAGTAGAAGTTCGAAATCTGCCTGATTCATACAAATGCAGGTATCCAAATTTTGATTGTTCATTTCCTTCTAAATCATAAGTTTTAAATGCGTTCGGATTTATGCCAGCGACAATTAATGAATTATCACTAATTGCAACTGATAAGCCCCAATAACTAGCTAACTCAGTTGCTGCTTGGGATGAAGAAATTGTATTATTATCTTTGGAAACTCTATTTTCTGAGAAAAATTTAAAATAATTAGAACTGCTCCGTACATAATTAACGCTGGGATTATTTGGGTAAATTGTTGTTTTATATTTTAATCCTACAGTAGGATTAAAAGAATATAGCACAACTTTACCCGCCACAAAAGAAGTATACGGCCTTTGCGTTGTCGGAAATTCATTTAACCAAGTATAACCAAATAAAGGGCTAGTTGGAGCGCCAACAGCAATAATTGTCGCTGAATCATTCATTGCTATAGATGTGCCAAAACCAGAACCACGTATATCGTCAACAACTTCACTTACTTTTTCCCAAATTTGTTTTGATGGATTATATGTATATACAAATATAGAGTTATTTTTTGCATCACTTAAAACAAGCGTATTTCCATCTGCACTTATCAAAGAATTATAACCCAAAGATTGTATATCCTGAAGTAAAGACGACCTTTGCACGAATTGTCCCAAAGTATTACCCGTTTCAACTAATGGTAAGTTAACTGTACTATTTTTATAATAATATTTAAAAACATACTTATTAGTTTCCCAAAAATCTTTTAACGCTCTTTTTAAAAAATCTATTGATATTTTTTGAGTTTTAGTTGAAGACGTTTCTTTGATTGGTGCATCATTTAAATAAATACCTTCAAAAATATTTTCTTCGTATACTTTTTTGCCATTTTTATTAACCAATCCTTCGATTGGGCCATCTGAAATTAAATCTATTAATTCGGCATAAGAAAAAGAAGAAACTGTATTAACATCACCCATTTGCGGAGGAGCCAATACAGAAGGATATTGAGTAACTGTTGGTGGTGGCGAAGGTGGTGGAGATTTTGATCCACCACCGCCACCAGCTCCACAGATAGTCAATTTATTTTTTTTAAATAAATGTTTCATCTTTTAACTAGCTAAAAATTCAGAAAATAAAATTAAAGATTCTCCGCGAATAAATTCTTCAGAAGTTTTAGAACTCGTTGGATAATTATGCACTGAAGAAAAGATTACATTAGAGCTTGTTTTAATTTTACCATATCCAACTGGAATTGCAGATCCTTGCTCAGAAGTGTTTACGCTATTACTAAAAACATAGCTTTTTCCAGCAGATTCTATGGCTGCGCTTGCTCCACCAACTGCTATATTTTGAACGCCTGCTGAGGGAGGTGCAGCTTGCTTCATTAGCGCACTCATTAAAAATGAAACTCCTAAAGAAATTGCCATATTCACTAATCCAGCTACAATTTGACCAGCTACAGTCAAAGTGGTTACTCCAGCTACCGTCACGGTCATACTTAATCCCGCAGCAACAAGCTCACCACTCCCATATATGATTGGAATTATATGAATTGATTTTATATTTCTTTTTTCAATTAATTCGTTTTGATTTTGCACTTCTTGATTATCAACTAATATAGAATAATAAATACCATTTTTATTTAGTGACGACATTTTTTGAAAAAAACCTTTTTTATTAGCATCTATCCCCTTTAGTGCAGATAGTGCATTATTAATTTTTAATTTAAAAAATTTGCCAAAAGTATGAGCCAATTCTCCGTATAAATAAATATTAGTCATAAACATCTATTTTATTTGCCAAATTATAAAAATCAGCTTCTTCTCTAAAGGTAATGTTTGTTGGATAACTTTTAACTGAAATCGCTAAAATTTTAGAGGCAGTTTTAAACCTTCCATATCCAAAATTAACTATTGTTCCTTGTGAAGATGTGTTTTGCATATTGTCAAAAATATAACTTTTACCAGCAGATTCTGCTGAAAAAGCAGCACCTCCAATTGATTGATCTGGCATTTTAGGGGGTTTCATTATGCTAGGCTTAAATGCCGCATATTGAGCCATACTCATCGCCATGTTTAAAAACATCATTCCCAAACCTGGCATTTGAAAAACAAAAGCTATAATCGCTGCAACTACCAATAATGCTGTAACTATCCACTTCCAAGCTTTACCGCTTCCACCAATTACAGGTAATATATACAAAGTTTTCTTCTTAGGGTCAAAATAAATAGAATAATTAAATTCATTTTTATTTAATTCATTTATTTTTTTTCTAAAACCATTTTTTACAGCATCAATTGCAATCAAAACATCATTTATTTTACCTAAATGAATTTTTATTGTTTCTCCAAACTCCCTTGACAATAATCCGTATATTTTTACAGTAGTCACACTAAATCCTTTAACCTTTGTATAATATTTACATCATAATCTTTATATTGAGGCTCATAAATAAAAAATTTTTCACTACAAACAGAATAAATAATAAAAGCCAAACAGCAATTCTCAGAAGTTTTTCGATCAAATTCGGAAGGTTCCTCACTTCCCACCAAATGACTATGAAAAACTGAAATAATTTTAAACTCATTTATAAATTCCAAATACTCATAAGGATCAATCATGAAAAAAATTTCTGGATTTTTTGATCTATTTTGCATTTTTCTATATACAATTTCATTATTTTTGTTAAATCCAATTAAAGCACACAATTCTGCAAAAAGACTGTATTCTGCTTCTTTTTTCAAAAAGCTTATTAAATCTTCAATTTTTATAAAAATTTTATCCATCTTATTGATATTGAAATCTATCAGTACCTGGAAAACCTCCAAATGGCATAATTCCATTTACTGTATCGGAATCATTATAGGCAATATAACCTAAAAATGAATTGTACTGAGGTAATACAAATCTTTTTTTACAAGCTTTGATTGTTTTTGAGCATCCATCTTTTTGCCAATAATCATAAGATTTGTTTGGCGTAATAAATTTTGAAGAAGTGTGCGTTTTAATGCACACAAAAAATGTTCTAGCTGGATCTTTAAAACCATTCAAATCAATATTCTCTACAAAAACAATATCGCCATCTGAATAATCTTTATCTACAATCCATTTAAATTTTTTAATTGTTTCATCATAATTGCCATCTATGAATTGTCCTACAGAATCTTTTAAATGGTTGTTTGATGTTGGAGCGCTCGAAAAGTCAACATCATTTTCTTGACAGATTAAATCTCCTTGATATCCACAGCCAGCACCCCTATATTGCCAATAACAATATCTTCCATATATGGCTCTAGTTGCTGTCTCTAAACTTTGCAGGTCAAACGGAGTAATAAGTTCAAATTGAATTATTTGTTTATTTTCTACTAATTTTTGCGAAATTAGATATTTTTCTTGTGAAATGTATGCTAATGGATCTGGCGTACCAAATGGATTTTCCTCTTCATCAAAATTAATTGCGTCCAAATGTTTTAAAAATAGTCTTACTCTAACAAATTTGCCATTTCTGAAATCAGAATAATCTCTTAATATGTTAGATATGGCATAATCTACGTTCGCCACAGTAACTTTCGGTCTTGGCAATCTGCCCATAATATTCGCTTCGAAACCTTCAACTTCGATTGCTGAAGCAAAATATTCATTACCATTCCAAACAATATTTTTTAATAAGTTATTTGTTCCAGAATGGAATCTATAGGGCTCTTGTTCTACATCAAAATAAAGTTCATATAATTCAAGAATTGCGGATGGCTCCAAATCAATCAAAGATTTTCCGATTGTTTGCCTAGCTATTTTCCCTAACTCTTCTCTAGTTGCCATATTAATAATAATTTAGGATTGACTTTTTACTAGATTGTTTTACACTCATTATATGGGCTTTAGGAGTAAATATGACCACAGTGGCGAAAGCCAGAAGATGGGAGAATCTGCAGAAAATCTTTTTGAAGATTTGGCTAAACAAAAAAAATTAAATCCCATCAAAGCGACAACAAGGCAACAAATTTCTCACATAGATTTTATTTTAACCGCAAAAAATGGTTCAAAGTATCTAGTAGATGTAAAAGCTAGAAAAAAAAGCTCTAGATCTGATAGTGGCGTAAGTGATGAATTAGTTTGGATTGAATTTAAAAATGTTTCTGGTAATAATGGCTGGCTTTATGGAGCAGCAGACTATATCGCTTTTGAAAGGGAAGATGATTTTATCATCGCCTCAAGATCAAACTTAGTCACACTTTGCGAACGCTTAGTGAATAAAAATTCAAAAACAACCACCTCAAAAGATGCTTTGTATAAAATTTACTCAAGAATCGGTAGAAATGATGAAATTTCTATGATCAAAATGCAGGACATATTGGATAATATAAAGACAACAATATGGAAGAAATCTCAGCAAATTTAAAAATAATAGGCACAAATGGCTTATTAAAGGATCATTTGGATAAAGAATTCAAAGCTTATTCCATCGTAGCTAATGAAATAAGTTGTATTTTATGCAAGTTAGATGATGGTAGCGAGATTTATTTTAATAAAAATCCCAAGGTTGAATTCGTTGTTGAAGGCATTACAATCGAAGGTTTAGCTCAAATAGGTTATCTCATAGGCAATATTAAAGTTCTTTTAACAAAAATAAACAAATGAAAGAAATGCTTTCTTATAAAGATGTAGTTTTGCTTCCAAATTATTCAGAAACAAAATCAAGAGATAGTCTATCTACAGAAGTAGATTTTCTCGGTACAAAGTTTAAATTGCCAGTTTTGCCGTCAAACATGGCTTGTACTATTAACTTTAAATGGGCAGAAACCCTCGGCAAAGAAAGTTATTTTTATATCTTGCATAGGTTCTATGAGTACAAAGAAATTTTGCAATGGTTGACTGAAAAAAATTATTCAAATTTTCCTCTAAGTATTAGTATTGGAGTTAAGGATGCTGACTACGATCTTCTCGAAAATTTAGCGGAAAACAACTACAAAGTTGATTTTATTACAATCGATGTCGCGCATGGGCATAATATTCTTGTTAAAAATATCTGCAAATTTTTCCATCATTTGCCTTGGACAAAAAAGCCAAAACTAATTGTTGGAAATGCTGGCTCAATTTCAGGAGCGAAGGATTTAATTGAATGGGGTGCTGACGCAATTAAGGTTGGACTTTCTATGGGAGCAGCATGCACTACTTATAATAATACTGGGGTAGGTACGCCAATGTACTCCATCATTTCTGAAATCAAACAAGCAATGGAAAATAAAATCATGCCAACAGTTCCAATCATTGCTGATGGTCAAGTTAGGGAAATTGGTGATGTTTGCAAAGCCCTACACGCTGGAGCGGAAATGGTAATGATTGGGGGTATGTTTGCTGCCTGCTACGACAGCGCAGCTCCATTTAACGGCGATAAAAAAGTTTTTTATGGCTCCGCTTCTGCAAGAAATAAAGGGGAAGAGAAATATGTAGAAGGAAGAGAAAGCTTGATACAACCGTCACAAGACTCCACCTTTGTTCTTTTGAAAAAATTTGAGCAGGGAATTAAATCATCAATGTCATACGCTGGAGCATCATCACCTTACGAATTGTGTAAAATGGAAGTAAGGAAAAAAATATGACTCCCGAAACCAAAAACAAAATACAAAGAATTTTAAACTATATAGAATCTGGCTCGCAAAATGGAAATTATGCAGCTATATCCTTGTATAAGGATGGGCCAAATCAAATCAAGCAAATCACATTCGGCAAGAGCCAAACAACAGAATGGGGCAATTTAAATAAATTAATATCCTTATATGTTCAAAAAAATGGAAAATTCGCTGATGAATTAAAACCATATTTACAAAAGATCGGAAAAGTTTCATTGGTTAATGATGCAAATTTACTTTCAATTTTAAAAGCTTCTGGTTCTGATCCAATCATGCAACAATCTCAAGATGAATTTTTTGATGAGCATTATTGGAAGCCTGCAGTAAAATGGTTCGAATCAAACAAATTTACTTTGCCGCTTTCTATGTTGGTGATCTATGATTCTTTCATTCATTCTGGTAGTATTTTGAGCTTTTTAAGGAATAAATTTTCCGCTTCAATTCCTTCCAAGGGTGGAGGCGAAAAAGAATGGATCACTTCTTACCTGAACGTAAGACACGAATGGCTCAAGAACCACTCTAATCCAATTCTCAGAAAAACCATCTACAGAACAAGAGACATGCTCTTAGCAGTAGAAAAAGAAAACTGGGATCTCAAGCAAGTTTATCACTGCAACGGCGAAAATATCAGTTGACATTTCCAAATCTTTGACGTATTATTCTGGAAATATACGAAATTTATGAATGAAGAAATCCCTACAATCAGCGAAGCAATCAACAAAGCAAACTCAGCTCAAGTAGACTGCCTTTGGGCAATCTTGAAATATAAGGAAATTGGTATCTTGCGCAAGATCAAATGCATGGCCGAAGTTCTTAATTTTGATCTGGATTTGGCTTGCAAAGAATTACCCGTGAATGAAAATGGTTTTATTGTAGACTACAAGAGTCGCCATATGATTCACGACATCCTTCTTGGCAAGTCAAAGCAACTTGCTGGAAGAAATTAAAAAAATGCAAGAACAGTCAGTTTCTCAATTTGATAATTTGGTTACTGTAGTAAGTTACGAAATCCTTGATGGCAAGGACGAGTATATCACTGCCTACAGTGCTGATTTAAAAAAGAATACAAATGGTCGTCTTGATGGCCTAAAAATGGCGCGAGATACTCTGAAATATCGTCCAGATTATAGACTTTATGAAGTGTATTCTAATGGGTACAGAAAACTGATTGATTAATTTAATCGCAGGTTGGACAAGTAGTTAAGTCGCTTGGCTCATAACCAAGAGATCGTGGGTGCGAATCCCACACCTGCAACCACTTTCGAGTAACCACAAACCCAATGGTAGTAGGTTTTGCTGTAATTGGAATGTAGCAGCATAGAAATCCTGCTCGAAAGCGACACATGCCTCTCTGTGAATACGGGGTGCTTGGTCTGGATTTCCAGACGACTGAGTTGTGTGACACTGGGAGAGACTAGGAGCACTTGAGTGCAATGGTGAGATACTGTGACTGAGATCTTTTAAACACTCTGCAAAAAACCATTACTTAATCCCCCAATTGGGGTGCGACACCTGCTGGTGGCTCCATGCCGCCAGACTTGATTTAGCATAGCACCTAATGCTTACGCTGGTTGAGTTAGTGGTGTGACTAATGGAGAGACATCTATAGAGAGCGACACCTGCCAGCAGTGCAAAGTGGTGTGACACTGGGAGAGACTAGAATTTTTTATATGATGGCTTGGATTTTAACATTTTTAGCTTTATTTATCATTGACTTTGTTTATATTCTTTATCTGAAGTCTGCAGAGCAGAATAAAAGAATAAACGCTGGCTTTTGGGCTGCTGTTATTTTTTTCATTTCAAGTCAAGTGGTTATAAATTATACATCAAACCATATGTTAATTTTTCCTGCTTGTCTTGGCGCGTTTTTTGGAACGTGTTTTGGTTTAAATTTTAGTAAAAAAGGGTAGTTCGCATAGCGGCTATTGCAGGAGACTGTAAATTTCCCGACTTCGGTCATCGATGGTTCGAGTCCATCACTACCCACCATTTTAGAAAAAGTATAGTGACTATTTACTATATAGCAGTTCTTTATTAATTAAAATCCAAGATAGCTCAACGGTAGAGCAATCCGCTGTAGGTAAAATGGCAGCTTATAGAAGAAATTCTATTTGAAAAATTCCGCTAATTCGGTGAACGCTGAAATGCCAACGCCGATCTAGCAAGTCGAAAGACTGGGCAAGAGTAGAGACTTTACACGGAACATCCTTATGGGATGAAGACAAAGTCCATTCCACATGGAAAGAAAACTTGTGGGTAGATGTAACGGATCGGTTCCTGGTTCAAATCCAGGTCTTGGAGCCATTTTTAAATAAAAATTAATGCAATACGCCATAATGCCTCTTTAGTTTAATGGTAAAACGTGGGTTTTGTAAACCCTTGATACCAGTTCAATTCTGGTCAGAGGCTGATTTTTGATTAATTATATTAATTATTATGTCCAAGTAAGGTTTAGCTTTACTTTCCTTAAAGTATACTAATTTAGAACTATCTATAATGCATAATTCTATTCCACGCTCTAAACAAGCTTGAAATTTACGCTTATCATTATTTTGTATTTGATTTAATTTTGTTTCACCGTATATAGGTTCATAATGAAATATTCCATTTAATTCAAAAGCTAATTTTATACTTGGAATATAAATATCTAATTCAGAATTAATCGTATCTTTTCTGTTAAAATGAAATTCTAAATTTGGATATAGTAATGGTAATTCTTTTTCTAGATAAAATTCCAACTTGGATTTTCTATTACCTTTAGTTTTGTGCGTGTTACTGTATGTTGCCGCACACGAACTGCCACAAAAATGATTTGCGTATTTATTAAATTGATTTTTATGTTTCGTAATTTTTGTTTTACAATTTAAACATTCGCATTCAATATTGCCTTTTTTGGAAGCATAGCTATTTTTACATGCTTTTGAGCAAAAATCATTTTTTTTAGTCCCTTTAATTCCTCTTCTCGCTTGACTTTTAGTTATATAAAAAATAATATTACAATCCTTACATTCACAAGGTATAGACTTAAAGTTTTTTATCTCTTCTTCAAGAATTAACATTTTCATAAAAAATATTACACTAAATTAAATTTTCAAAACTGTTAATTAGCTTAATTTTAAACGTGTAAATATCTGATAAATTATGGACAACTATAGATTCATTCAAATCCTCCAAGAGCTAATCAATTCTCAAAACAATACAATTGGCACTTTAAACAACTTCCTACAAGAAGCTCAGAATAGTAATTATTCTTCATATTCAGAAGCTGATTACAGCAATCTACAAAACGTAAATCGCGAATTGCAAAACCAAATAGATAATCTAAATGGCACAATTGGCAATCTTCAATCAAGTTATCAGCAATTAGTTGATCAAATTAATTCTGGTTCCGCTTCGAGTAGCGCCCAAACTGACGCTTTACAAAGTTTAGTTTCCGCAGTGACTGCAGAAAGAGATTCTTTAGCGCAACAATTGCAATCTAAAGAAAGTGAAGCTTCTTTATTAAGAAGTGACTTGCAGTCAATCTCAAATTCACTGTCAGACTCATCTAACGCATTAAATAATTTGCAAAATCAAATTACCGAATTGAATAATAAATTAACAGAAGCATACGATAATCTTAATGCTAAAAATGAAGAGCTTTTGGCTTCCGAAGAAAAAATCGCCAATTTGAATCAAACTTTAGTTGCCGTTAAGAGAAAAATCAAAGAAGAACTCGACGAAGCAGAAGCTGACATCGAATCAGCTTTGGATCAAATCAAAGGTTGAATTAAAAGATTCTTTGCTAAAATATTTAACTTGCTCAAGTTTTAGTTGTGGCATCCACCGTTACCCAAATGGCTAAGGGAGCAGTCTGCAAAACTGCGAATGCTAGTTCGATTCTAGCACGGTGGTGTTTTTTGTGTAAATTCTTTTATGGGTTTAGAAAAAGCAATTCTTCATGGTAAGGAAAGAAGAAAACCTTATAGATATTCTCAGAGGTTTGATTATTCCTGTCGAAATCATGGCTCATGCGCTTGGTGTTTACATAATCGCACTTATTCTCATCGTAAAAATAAATTAATTTGTTTAGAAAAGATAAAAGAATTTAATAATGAGTGGAAGAATAGACAAGATTGATTGGTGGCTTGAATTAGCAGATATCGCTTCAAAGCGCAGTGAAGATCCTTATCACAAAGTTGGTGCAGTAGCAATTAGAGAAGATGGCTCAATTGCTGGTGTTAGTTACAATGGCGCACCACCTAAAATAGAAATTGATTGGTCAGATCGAGAAAAAAGAAGACAATTTGTTATCCACGCAGAAACAAATTTATTAAGATATATTAAACCTCAAGAATGTCCAAATGTTGCAGTAACTTTAGCTCCTTGTTACGATTGCCTAAAGAATTTGGCATCTTATGGAGTTAAAAAAATTTATTTTAAATCCTACTACGACAAATGTGACAAATCAATTCTTGCAAAAATGGCTCACATTTATAAAATAGAATTATATCATTGCGACTAATGAAAAATATTTTATATCTTTGGTTTAAAGCTCTTGGAGAAAAAGCTCACGAAGATCCTAAGATAGCTGATAGAGTTGCCATCATTAGGACAATAATTTTATTGATTTATTTAATCACAAACTTTGTGATTATTGCTGGCGTAATTCGCCATTGGTAACTAGATCAAACCAATCGCACCATCTTTGCTAACATCAGACCATTTTACTTCTGATGAGTCTGAGGCATTTGATTTCTTGTCTTTCCTGACTCTGAATTGACGATAACAAACTGCGGCTCTTTGCTTTTGGTCTTTAAAGTCTTTATTCATCGTGGGATCGCCCATGCAATCTTGCATAAAGGAATCTTCTTCTTGGTTCTTTTTGGGAGTTGGAAGCGGCATATTTAGTATTTACACTTGACTTTCAGAAAAAAGTCTATATTTTGAACACATGAAAACGCTAGTCATTGATTCTCACAAAGGTGGACCAAAACTTTCCAACAACCTACATCTATTAAATGCAAAAACAATCGCAGATCACTTGGGTGCAGACCTCATCTGGTCGTATGAGGGAGTCAATGATAGCATTAAATCTGGCTATGACGCTATTATCTTTAATCACGCATCTCATTATTCTTTCGTGGATTATAAGTGGTTAGAGCAAAGTCCAAATGCCAAACTTTTCTACATTACAAATGAATATAATTTGGGCGAACCTCGCGCACTTTGGATGGCTGTTAAACGTGGACGCAAGTATGATGTTATTGCAAATCATTCTCATGAACCTAGTAAGGTAGTAATGAAGTATGTAGACAAGTGGAACATTCTTAATTTAAATTCATTAATTTATTCGCGAGTAAAAACAGACATATCTAGTAAAAATGACATCATTTATCATGGCTCATTTCGGGCCGACAGAGCAAAATATTTTAGTAAGTATCTTAGCGCTGACGTTATCGTTAGTACTCATCAGAAGAATCGTGAAAAATTCTTAAACGCTGGAGTAAAAACAGAAAAATTCATCGACAGAATTAAATGGGACAAAGATGGACTAGCTCCATACCTTTGTTCACTTTATATCGAAGATGAAAAAACTCACACCTATTACAATCACTTAGCCAATAGATTTTACGAGTCCTTAAATTATAATGTTATACCACTCTTCTCTGAAGAGTGCATTAATACTATTGAGCTTTCAAAGTATCCAATTACAACTGATTTAATTTTTTCAAATGCCGATCAGTTGAAAGAAAGATATAACTTCGTAAAAGAAAATCGAGATTATATGATTCAATTATTGGTGAATTGGGATATGAAAGCGGCACAAGAAAAGAAAAAGGTATTGGACGACATTAAATATTTAATTTATGGACCAGAAAATTATACAGCTTCAATTAACGGAAGATGAATTGCAGATCGTTAAAGAAGCTTTATGGAATTATCAACTCGAAACAGATAAAAGTTCAAGAAAAGTTGCATTCAAATATTTGAAAGGTGTAGCCGACGAATTGATTTTAAAATCTAAAATGTCAAAAGCTTTAGCGGAAAGGATAAAAGACTTATAATATGGGCATGTTTGACACAGTTCTCGTCAAAGATAAATTAATTAAACCATTGGTTGACAAAGACATCTTCGAAGCTATCCAAAGAGATATTGAAGATAGTTTTCTCTCTTTCCAAACAAAAGATTTAGAAAACTGTTTGTTTTGCTACAAAATCGATGAAGATAAAAAATTAATGGAACAAAGATATGGTTTCATTAGAGACGAAACTGAGCGTTGGGGAGGCAGAAATGAACTTCAAGAAGCTACTCACGATACTCGCACAACATATATTGAATTTTATGATGCTTTAGGGCGGGTTGGAGAAGACAGTGTTTTTATTACTTTTAAAGCTCATATTGTTAAGGGTGAAGTCCAAGATATTTCAGTTTCTCAAATAGAGAGAACTAATATCAAAGAAATGGAAGAGAATGGTAAAAAAATCCAAGAAAGGTGGGCAAAAATTCGCTCAACTCCAGAATGGAGATTATGGGATTTTATCAACAACATTGAATGGAAAATTAATAGATTCTTTTATCCAGTTAGTCGCAAATACTCTTCTTTCAAAACATACTTGAGACAAAAAGCTGAATCTAAATATCCAGATGAAAACTCTTGTAGTTGGTGATATTCATCAAAAAATAGATCAAGTCGAAAAAATAATTTCAGATTGGACTGATCAAATTATATTTATTGGAGATTATTTTGATGACTTTAATGACACTGTAGAAGATGCGAGAAGAACCGCCCAATGGCTTAAGCAATCTTTGCAAAGACCTAATAGGATTCATCTTATGGGCAATCACGATTATAATTATCGTATTCGCCCTCCAGGGGCTTACTACTGCACTGGATTTACTCTGGAAAAATATGAAGCAATTAATTTAGAATTATCGATTTCTGATTGGAAAATGATAAAATATTTTCACCATGAAAAAGATGATACAACAACATACTGGTTTTCTCACGCTGGCGTTAGCACTCATTGGTTTAAGCATCCTGTATTGGGACTCACGACAGAAATAGTTGAGAAAAAAGTTAAAGAAGCTGACGAAGCTATTGAAAATAGACTTTTCGACAGTCCTCAAACTGCATGCTTAACTGCTGTTGATATGTATAGGGGCGGAAGATGTCAAAAGGGAGGATTGCTTTGGAATCACTGGACAAACTGCGAAGTATTTGATGGCGTCACTCAAATTGTCGGCCACACTACAAGAGATAAAATTAAAATTAAAAGAGGTAAAAGTTTCAATTCAAAAACGGTCAATATCGACACTCACTTAAAACAATTTCTGATTATTGATGAAGGAAATTTAATTATTAAAAATGCATGAGCGAATACATTCAAAACGATTATCAGCATAATAAAACTCATACTTTAGTTCCAAAAGGTTGGGGTTATGAACTCTGGGTCACAAACAACCAAAACTATTGCGGTAAATTACTAAAAATAATTAAAGGTAAAAAATTATCTTGGCATTACCATATCGTAAAAGATGAAGTAATGTTTTGCCAAAGTGGCAGAGTCAGAATTATTTATGGTTGGGATAAAGATATTTCTTTGGCTGACGATATTATTTTAGAAAAAGGCGAAAGCTTTCACATTCCAAGAGAGTTAGTTCATAGAATTGAAGCAATTGAAGATTCTGAAATCTTCGAATTCTCAACTACACATTATGACGAAGATAGTTATAGAGTAATTAAAGGCGATTAATATGATCTTACCATTAATTAGTAATTTATTAAAACTAGCAGTAGCATATTTTGAGCTTAAAAATAAATCTTTTTATTATGATATACTCGAAAAATCCAGAACTAAATGTAACCAACTCGCAGAAGAAATCGAAAAACTTCGCGCTGAAGGCACTCAGTCTTCTACTGATCGGGCAGATGTTCTTTTCATGCGTCTCAAGTCAGAACAGAGATATGCCGAACATCTTACAGCCCAATATTCTAAGACTGAAGGAGGGAACTGAAGTGATTACTATTGATGGTCGATACATTGCTCAATCGAATGAAGTTTGGCACAGCGATGCACGTTATAGAAAACTAGAAAGAGAATCTTTGTATAAATGAGTAAAAGTAATCTTTTAATAATTGAAGCTTTTAAAAAAGGTTATAGAGTTGAAAATGGTGAAATTTTCAATCATTTGTGTCAGAAAATAAATTTTTGGTTGCAGGATGGCTATCCAACAATAACAATTTCTAGGCATGCAGTTAGAGTGCATAGGCTTGTTGCTTATCAAAAATTTGGAAATGCAATTTTTGAAAAAGAAATGCAAGTTCGTCATTTAAATGGAAATAAATTAGATTTTTCATTTCAAAATATTGAAATTGGTACGTCCAAGCAAAATCAACTTGATAAGCCAATTGAACAAAGAAAACATGCAGGTTATTTATCTGCTTTAAGAAAAAGAAAATTGTCAATAGAACAAGCGACTGAAATTAGAAACGAATATTCACTTTTAATTAAAAAACGTGGATTTATTAATGCGACTGCAAGAAAATACAATGTTGACAAAAAAATAATTCATAACATTGTTTATTATAAAAGATATTTAAAATGAAAGTAGATTTAATTGATTACATGGGTAGCGACTTGACAGTCGCTAATGCCGCTAGAGTTAGCTTTGACAAACAATCAGATTGGAATATTGTAAGTCATCAAAAAGAATGTTGGGATGATTCCAGAATAGTCGTAACATCTCCAGTTAAAGAATTAAAAGAAGCTGATAAAAAATTAATTAATTTCTTGGCTCGCGAAAATCACTGGACTCCATTTAGCCATTGTTTTCTTCAATTCAGAATCAAGGCTCCAATTTTTGTTGCTCGTCAATTAGGCAAGCATCAAGTAGGACTTACTTGGAATGAAATTTCTCGTCGTTACGTAGACAGTGAACCAGAATTTTATTTTCCAGAAAAGTGGAGAAAAAAAAATCCAGATAAAAAACAAGGTAGTTATGACGACGAATTTGTTGAATTAACATTCGCTGAAGAATGTCAGCCTAAAGCAGTCGTAAATATGTGCAGAGAACTGTACAATGCAATGATCGACATGCAAGTTTGTGCAGAACAAGCAAGAATGATCTTGCCGCAAAATATGTATACAGAATGGTATTGGAGTGGATCTTTATATGCTTTTGCTCGTATTTGCGGCTTAAGACTTAAGAAAGATACTCAAAAAGAAACAAGAGACATTGCAGACATGATTTACAAATTAGCCGAAAAGAATTTTCCAGTTTCTTGGAAGGCGCTTATGTGTAAAGAGTAGTATGAAAGCAATATTATGGTTATCACAGCATAGCGATCAAATTATTGACGCTCTTACGGCAATCGTGACTGGTGCGTCTGCACTAGCCGCCTTGACTCCTACGCCCAAGGATGATACCTTTTTAGGAAAAGCGTATAAACTTGTAGATTGGCTCGCTCTTAATGTCGGTAAAGCCAAACAAACTGGAAAAGAAGAGTCTCAAAAAGAAGATAAGAAATAAAACAGCATAAAACGTTTATGCAGCCCCGATTCGAAAGAATCGGGGTTTTTTTGTGTAAATTAAATTGATGAAAAAAATAACATTCATTGCTTTAATTTGCCTTCTAATTTTAGCAGCGAAAGTTATTTGCAATGAAGACGAATCATTTTTAATACGCAGGGCATATATTGATGTGATTGGCGTAGTACCAACCGCAGAAGAAATTGATTGGTATTGTATATACAGTAGAAATGGCTACGAAATGGCTGTAGATTGGCTATTAAAACACCCAAATTATAGCTGGGATCACGTAAATAAAGAACAAGCAAAAAAAATTCTTCTTTCTGAAGAGTATAAAAGTTTCAGAAAAATGCCCTTATCTAAAGATAAATTAAATAAAATTATACTTTACATAGTTGGAAGTTCAGAAAAAGTGACCAATGATTCGGTTAAAGAAGCGTCTCTCAAACTAATAGAAGAAGCAAAAAACGGCTCAAATAATGATTTAGAAGCTATTGATTATATTGCGTACAAATTAATGTCGAGAGTGACAAATATGGACGAAGCAAATTATCTAAACAAATTTTTAAAAGAAAAATTAAAAATTAAATCAGAAAAAGAAGCTTGGTTGGATGTTTTCGATCAAATTCTTCACCTTCAAGATGTAAGAAACAGATAGTATGAGTCTTATAGAGCAGCTTTACGATGACGATTCCGTCAAATTAATACGTTCGATATACAAAGAAGATCCTTCTTCAAGGGAACTTTTATTCAAAGCTTTTGGTCAAAAAATTATAGAAAAACAAGAAACTTTTATAAATTCTAAACCCTTAGACATACTCAGTTTAATATGTATGACGGCTTCTTTTGCAGATTCTAAAGAAGAATGCCAAGAGGTTGCTGTTATATTTTTTAATAGATTAAAGGATACAAATCCATTACCATATATAACGGATGATCATGGCTTTCTGCTCGCTCAAAAAACTTTAGTTGCACTTTCTATTTATTACAAGGCTATGGAGAAAAGATGGAAATATCATGGAGCGCCATCTCCAGATTATTATCGAAGAGTATCGAAGCTCGTTTTTGAAAAAAATGGTAAAAATTCAATTGCAAATCATCACGAAATGTGGGAAAATTTCTTTAGCGAAATTTTCTTATGAAATTTAAAAAAGGCGTAGCTACAATATCTGTCGAAAAAGAAGGGGATTTTGTAAAAAAAGTATTCCAAACTTGGAATAAGTACAAAAAAGAAAGAGATTTTTATCTTTTTACTGGTCATTTGCTTGATTTTATACCCAAGCTACATAAATTTAACGACGAAACAAAAACAATTTGGACTCAATATTGCGGTCAATCTTTAAATTTAAAATATATACCCAAAGACAGGTATAAATTCAAGCCACAAATAAGAGAAATGGTTAAGGTTTTGGCTGGATTAAATTTGTATCACAACGATATCAGATGGAAAAATATTGTAGAAAGTGATGGAGGTAAGCTTTTTTTGATTGACTTTGAGGTCATTTCAAATGAGAATAAGGAGAGAGATCCTGAAAATATTATTACAGAAAAACATGAAAAAAGTACCAACCATTCACGAATTAAGAAAAGCGGGTTACAAAGTTAGAGTTACTCACATTAGAAAATTCTTTCGCTTTGATCCTCAAACTGGTAAAAAGCGCACCTTTTGGGCCGCTTTCCATTCTAAAAAGCATGCACCTCTAGCAAAGCCAGAAGATATTAAGGAATGTGAGGAATTCTTTATTGATTGCAAAGGTGGAGAAACAGTAATTGATTTAACGTCTCCAGATGGAAAAAGCACAACTCAAGGCATATCCGTCTGCTCTGAGGATGACGCCTATGTTAAAAGAAAAGGTATTAGGAGAGCGCTTGGTTTTGCGGTAAGTGCAATGGATAAACAAAAAGATGTCTACTTTTCCTTGAGAAAAATCTTCTCCTAAAATGAAGATTTTATGTTTATTTTTCTATTATTTAGGTGACATATGCTGTCGATTGGCGGCGTATGATTTATATAATTTTTTTATGGGATTGTCGGTGGACATTTCAGACAAAAACAACCTAGATGTATGGAAAATTGTTGACAAGAATGAAAAAGATTAATCTCTGTTTAAATATTTAAAAAAATAACCTTTTACTGAAGATTTTCTTTCTTTAGATAAGCTTCTTGAAATTATTGAACTGTCAACTTTAAGTTCTCTCGCAGCAGTAGCTATTGAACTATAAATAATTCCATCAGATCTTTGTATGGATTGCCCTTTGTTAAATTTTGCTTTTGATAGATTTTTAACATGCTCTTGTGTAAATTTTTTACCAATTTTTCCTAAAGAAATTTTATCTTTAGTTTGTTGAGTTCTTGTTTTACCTAAATTTTTATTTTTTCGATAAACTACATTTAAGTATTTTTCCTTAAAAAAAGAAAAACAAAAATCTTTTTCTAAAAACCATAATCTATCTTGAGATTTTGACATTTTTTTAAAAGTAGAAGTATATTGAGGATGGAAACCTTCTTCTATTGGTTGGGAAGAAAAATCATAATGCTTAACTTCTCCAGTAATTAAATTGTACGAAACAATTTTTTTTCTATTATTACTTTTATGCCCCTTATTATAGGGTTGCTTTTTATACCAATGATGATTTTCGCCATATAAAACAGCATGAGCGTCTGGTCTTGAATTAAATCCATTTTTATATGTGTTTAAAAAATTTATCCAATACTGCTCTCTTTCAATTAAATTTTCTCTTACATCTTCTTCTAAAATTATGAAACTAAAATTATTTTCGCCATACTTAATCCAAGACCTTTGCAACTTTTTTGAATGATGCTTTCCCTTTTTTAAATCATTTAAATGTCTACTCTTTCTTTTTTGAAAATTATTTGTAGATCCTACATACATTTTCATTGACAACGCGCACTTTATTGCGTAAATTAAACCCATATTAGTTCTTACACTCAAAATTAATCTTATTGTCATGAATATATTTGTATTAGATTCTTGTCCCAAAAAAGCAGCAGAGTATAATTGCGACAAACATTTATCAAAAATTGTCGTAGAAATTTCTCAAATGGCCGCTAATTGTTTCGATGTCACCGTACTTAAATCTGCTCCACCTAATATGCTTGGCCAACCTCGCAAGCATTCTTACTTCAATCATCCTGTATCTAAGTGGATGCGGGAAACAATCGGCAACCTTCTTTGGTCTATCGACCACGCTTTCGCTCTTGAGCGCGAGCGTATTTATCGTGGATACAATCCACACTTTTCAATACGGTTTATCAACTGGGTTGCTGACAACTTTGACAAATCGGTAGTTCCCTATGGCAATCAAACAGAATTTGCAGTAGCCATTGCGCCTACAATGCAATGTCGTCAACACGCGACATTTAATGACGTAAATTCAGTTGGTAAATATCGTTTATATTATCAATACGATAAACCTTTTGCAACTTGGACTAAGCGCGACAAACCAAATTGGTTTCAAAATACTTGATTTTTGCAAATAAAAAATTATTCTAATATAATGCGCGAAAATATTATAGAAATTTCAAAAGATAAATTTGATGATTTCTTTAGGGAAATTTATCCCAAGCATCATAAAACTGAAAATCAACATATTGCCGAAATACACAGATTATCAGCTTTTGAAAAAAATTATGTTAATCAAATTTTTGAATTAAATTATGGTTTTAATTATGCGGGTTTATCTGTAGATAAATCAAATTATCATTTATTATTGGTAGATAAAAAATTATTTTCAGTAGCAAGAATTAAATACGGCATATGATTAAATATATTACAGCAATCTCGTTACTTTTATCTCAGCCAAACGCTGCTGCTGGAATCACTTTACAAAATTTGCAATTAAATCAAGAAAAAATTATTAGCACTACGCTTGGCATACTCCAACCTAATTTAATTATTTCTTTAAATGTTGGAGACTCAATTAAATTTTACTTTCCCGATGGGACCGAAGAAATTGGCATTGTAAAATCAAAAAAAGAAGAAAAAGATTCAGTTAGAATATTTGGAGAGATTTTAAATAGGAAAGATTGCGGTTTCGGTTTTGGCTTGACTCCAAGCATTTTTGCTGGAGCTGTTGTCTATCAAGACGATGGCAAAATCTATGAAGCTAAATTTGATGGCATTCTCGGTGGATTTATTTTTCGTTTAAAAATCCCAAATGCCGAAATCTAAGAATGAAAGTAAGAATTGATTCGTTAATTTATCAAGATTTCATTCACAATTGGATTCGAAGTTGCAAGAAGAAAAATCCAGATAAATTGTCGGAAGCTAAAATAGATTCTTTCTATGAAGAATTTGACCTCTATAGCGGTTTGAGATTTTTGCAACGTAATTATTCAAATAAATATTCGCCAGAAGATACTTTTGAAGTAATCGATAAAAATAAATATTTCTTCTTTAAACTAAAGAACAACCTTGACAGTTCCGAATTTCATGATATGTTTGAGGAAATTTATGAAGACTAATACATTAAAACAACAAGAAATTGAAAATCTCTTTAAAGAATTCTTTTCGGAGCTTGTCGCCTATGCACATAAATTCACTTCTAATTTTACTCACGCCAAAGACTCTGCACAGCAGAGTTTTACAAAATTAGCAAAAAGTAAACATTCTTTTGAAGATTTGAATGCAGCTAAAGCTTGGCTCAGAGTTGTTGTTAGGAATTGTCTTTATACTTATTACAAAAGAAACAACAGATATTTTTTGTGCGAACATTCGGAATTCATAAGTGAAAATAATAATTTTCAATTAATTGATCATTCAAATGGCTTTAGTGTTTTATCGGAATCCGAAGAGGAAAAATTGAGAAAAAATAATATTAAAAAAGTCTTAAACAAGTTAAGTAAAAAGCAAAAAGAAGTCATAGTATTAAGATTTTTTCAAAATTTGAGCTACGAAGAAATTGCGCAAAAAACAAAAAGCAAAGTCACAAATGTCGGGTTTTTAATTAACGAAGCTAAAAATAATCTAAGAAAACATCTGTTGAACGAAGCAAAAGCATAATTATATGATGATTACATCTCAAAAAATTAAAGACGTATTGATGACATCTCTCGCAGTATTGTCGGTTGCCTCAGTTGCAGTTACTTACGATTCTTATTTGAACGATAGAGAATGGAAAGAAATGCTTCTCAAACAGGGGTATGCAGAATACGACAAAAAAACTGGCGATTGGAAATTGAGTAAGCCAGAGGTCGTTTTATTTAATATTAATGACCTAGAAGGTAAGGCTGAAAAGATGCAAATAAAAATTGATGATTATTTAAAAGCCCTTGAGGCCGAAGTTGATAAGTTCCAAAAGCAATCAGAAACCATTATAGAAGGTGTAAAAACCTCTAATGGGAAAAAAAATTAAAATTAGTTTTAATAATCTGAGTCAACTTTGGGTAGCTGAAACTGAAAGTGGAATCATTGTTGGAAAAGCAAAAAATAAAGAAAATTTATATGAACAAATTTTCCTTTATCTTGGAGTAAATATTCACTTTTAATCTTGACTAAATATATAAATCTGTTAAAGTATCTGCATGAGTACTGATAAAAAAATTGACGTTACAAAAACAACGCAAACTAATGCGCTTGGACCATCTGCGATTAAATCAGCTATTAAAACTCTGTTGAAAGCTAGGGAAGTCCCCATGATTTGGGGACCGCCAGGAGTCGGCAAATCAGATCTCTGTTTCGAAATTGGTAAGGAGACTAATCGAAAGGTTTTGGATATTCGCTTGGCTTTATGGGAACCAACTGATGTTCGTGGGATTCCTTTTTACGATCCAGAATCCAAAACAATGAAATGGGCTCCACCTTCAGAGCTGCCACAAGGCGAAAAAGAGAATCCAATTATTTTGTTTGATGAGCTTCCATCTGCTGCTCCTACAGTTCAAGTCGGCGCATATCAAATTACTTTAAATCGTAGGATTGGCGAATATGTTTTGCCAAAAGGTGCAGATATGATTTGCGCTGGAAATCGTGAAAATGATCGTGGTGTTACTTATAAGATGCCAATGCCTTTGGCTAATCGACTCATTCACCTTCAGATGAAAGCGGATTTTAATGATTGGTTTCAATGGGCTATTAATAATGATGTTCATAACGATGTAGTTTCATTCTTGACTTGGTCAAAGAAAGATCTTTTTGATTTTGATCCAAAGTCTTCATCAATGGCATTTGCGACTCCACGTTCTTGGGAAAAAGCTTCTAACATTTTGAAGCATGTAACTAATGAATCTGAAAATTTAATTACTTCTTTAATTGGAGGTGCAATTGGCGATGGATTAGCTATCAGTTTTATGACTTATAGAAAGTTGGCAAGCAAACTCCCCAAAACTGATGAAATTTTAGATGGTTCGCTCAAGAAGTTAAAGAACTCAAAAGATATTTCAATTCTTTATGCGGTTTGCATTAACTGCTGCTCAGAATTGAGAGAGAGAATCGGTCAAAAAAATTGGCTAGAACAAGTAGATAATTATTTTCAATTTGCTCTTGACAATTTCATGCAAGAGATGATAGTTGTGGCAGTTAAATTCGCATTAAGGAATTATGAACTGCCAATCGATCCATGCAAGCTCAAGACATATAATGCTTTCATGGAAAAAGTAGAAAAACATCTCTTTAATTAATATGCCTAAAAAAACGGAAGAATTGTCAGCTACCGATAAAATTATATCGGCAAGAATAAAATTGCTTTTGAGTCAACCGTTTTTTGGGAATATCGTTTCCAGACTTGAGCTTGTTGAAACAACGCAGTATCCCACTGGGGCGACAGATGGATATAAATTATATTTTAATCCAGACTTCATTAACAAATTAACATCAGCTGAAGTTTTATTTTTTGTTGCCCATGAAGCTTGTCATATTATATTTCTCTATTGGGAAAGACAAAATGATAGGATAAGCCAAATGTGGAATGCCGCTTCTGATTATGCTGCGAATGACATTTTAAAAGCAAATAAAATTGGCAAACTCGTTGATGATTGCCTCTGGAGTGACAAATATAAAAATTCTTATTCTGAAGAAATTTATGACGATCTACAAAAGAATGCTCCTAAAAATGCGGCTGCTTACGATAAGTTCTTAAAAGATTTAGCTTCAAAGATTCTTGATACTCATATTCCAATGGACAAAGATGGAGAGGGTAATCAAAGATCTCAAGAAGAAATTGAAAGTTTAATTAATCAAATTAAACAAGATATCATTTCAGGAATCCAATCTTGCGATTCTGGAAATAGACCTCAAGGCATTGATAGAATTGTTGGATCAATTACTAATCCTCAATTATCTTGGCAAGAAGTAATTCGCCAAAAGTGCAAATCAAAAATAAGAAATGATTTCACTTTCATGCGTCCAAGCAAAAGATCTTTTCATACTGGAGTTTATCTTCCAAGCATGCATGTAGAAGATCATATTGATATTTGCATTGCGTTTGATGTTTCGGGATCGATTGGCGATGATTTGATTTCCTTATTCAAGTCTGAGATTTTTGGAATTATTTCTGATTTTAAATCTTGGAATATCAAGATGTGGAGTTTTGATACAAAAGTATACAATGTCAAAGAATACTCGTCAGATGGCGATTCTAGCGTGCTTGAATACGAACCCAAAGGTGGTGGGGGAACTGATTACGAATGCAATTGGGAATACATGAAAAAACATGAAATAGATCCTAAACTTTTTATTATGTTTACCGATCTATATCCATATGGAAGTTGGGGAGATCCAAACTATTGCGATACTATTTTCGTTGGTTATCACAATAAAACAACTATTGCTCCATTTGGAGAAACAATCCATCTATGACGCTTTATAAAAAAGTAGGTAAAAAATACGTTCCAGTTGCCGATACTGAGGCTTACTCTGGTTTAGACAATGGACACTGGCTCATTTCTATTGAAAAGGGTTCTACGAGCTGCAGAAGAGCCATAAATCCAGCTTTTGCTGAACTAGAACTCGCTTGCCTCTTGACAAGTCATAAGATTGTGAGTTATCTTTCTGAAGTTAGTGCGGGAAGACCAAAGAGTCAGCCTTTGACAGAAAAAGAACAAAAAGGATTGAAGGCTTTTTATGATATAGCTGGAAAAGATTGTTTGTTGTATTGGGAATATCCTTCACTCCAAGAAATGGCGGAAAAAATAGTTAAATTAATTGCTTCAAACGGAAAATGTACTTAAATTTATTGATGTTATATTTGATAATATTCCACACGCCAAAATTTTTTAGAAAAATATGAAAAATCATGTTAATTAAATTAAATAATTTTTTAAACGCCTTTGAACGTTTTTTTAAACGATTTTTAGTTGTTTGTTTGGCTACTATTGCGTTTCCTTTTATAATGTTGGCTTTTATCATTGGATTAATAGGTTTAGAAAAAATAGATACAAAAGACGATGAAGACTGAATCATTAGAAATAAATTTAGAAGACTTTTCAAAAGAAGAGCTTATTTGCTTAATAAGAGCCGCTCATTCAAAAGAGATGACCTTTAATCAATTTATAGTTTACGTAATCGAAAGATCATTAAATGAATTTAAAACAATCGAACAACTCAGAACTGAACGAGCAGCTTCAGATTCTGAAGAATGAATATTTAGCTAGAAAAACTTTTCATTTAATAAAGACTGGTAAAGAACCAAAAAGAAAAAATCTTTTTAAAAATTTATTTTATTTAGCTGGATTTGGGGATAAATATCTTTTGATCATGTCCACTGGGCAAAAAAGCATTGATTCCAATCTTTATCAATTTTGCAAAATAAAAATAAAAGAAACTTTAGATGAAAGTGTTGCAGATTTCATGGTTACAAGCATTATTGATATCTGCAATAAATATTTAAATTTAGTTTCTTTTAATTTTAATAAATCTTATATTTGGACTTTAGATATAGCTTATTCTGATGTTCAATGGGAAAATATTGATTTAGAACTTTTATCAAATCACTCT